TGTAGTACCTATTACAGTTTTAGAAACATTAGTTCCAACTGTAGTTGTTTGGTTTAATGCTTGAGCACTAGTTGTATTAACACCTGTCGCTGTAAAAGTATTGAATAATCTAATATCTGAAATAGTCGCTGTGTATCCAGAGGCTTCAAATGTTTGATTATTACCTAAGTAATTTAATGTTTGAGGTGTAATAGCTAATGAACCACCTTGTTTTAATATTATTGAAGAATAACCTAAATTTAAAATAGGTAATTTAGATGTTCCACGAGGTAATGTAGTTAATTTATACTTCATTATTTGTGTTTCATCAGGAAATGCTTCTAATAAAGGCATATTATCAATTGCTTGACCATAATACGCTGAACCAGATGGGTGAGTTGGATTATACATTGTATAATCAATTTCATCATCAGCTAAAGAAAACTGTGTAATACTAAATGAGCCATCACCTTTGGCTAATAATTCACGACCTTTTTTGGTTAGAATAGCATCTATTGTTATTACTGAATTGTTGAGATATCCCATTTTATGTTGATTTTATTATAAATATATTAAGTTTTAGGTCTATTTCCAAAGTTTTGAGCTATATAATCTATATTATCCTGAATAAGTGGTAAAACAGATGGAGTTGTAAAGTTACCTTGTGAATTTATGTTTAATGGAAGTTTATCTATAAGTATACCTCCTCCATTTGCATCATCTTTCCATAATAAAGCAGATATAGGAGGATTAACACCATTTCCATCATAACCAACTAAAATACCACTATTAGCATCAGCGGCTGGGAATCCAGTAAAAATATCAAATTGACCAGTAGCGGTAGGAACTTTAAGATGTAAATTTAAAGTATCTCCACCATATCGTGTTTGAATACTAGAACTTATAACTTTAAAAACTGAGTAATTTCCTGTTATTGGATTGACAGTAGTAGAAGCAGAAATAATTTGATTATTTAATGTTGGAGCTAGAATACTAGATGGAGATAAAGGATATGTAAGAGAACCAGTATATAAAGTTATATACCATGACTCTCCTTTTAATAAAGATTGACTTACAACTGTTGCTAATTGAATTGTAGGAATATTAGATCCTAATATATATGAATTATTTTGTGTACTTATACTAGATACTTTACTACTATTTTCAGTAAACATTTGTGTCCAAAAAATATTTGAACCTGATTGTAAAAAAGCAGGAGGTACAGGAAGATTTGGAGACCATGTATAAAAACTAACTGGAGATATAGTTGCTTTAGCATTTAAAGTAAAAGGTAAATTATTAAAAGAAGCATTATAATATGATGCTTTTAATGAATCATTATTTTGAATTTTTTGTTTAGTAAAAATAAAATTTGGATCTGATGATGCTATAGTTGTAGCACTAGATGTAGTATCAGTATTAATTATTTGATTAATATTAATTTTACTAAGAAAAGGTAATTCATATGGAGTATTTATTGAACTAAATTCATAAAGTAAAGTATCATAATTATAAGCTACTCCTTGATTTCTAGATGGACTTAAAGTTATTTTAGAGATTGTTTGTAAATTATTTGATTGAGAAATAGATTCAGTATTAAAATTATCAGATGTATTTCTGCTTCCTACATATCTTGGATATATATGTCTTTTTGCTTGATAATAATAATCTTTAACATCTGCTTTTGTAGCTGATCCTGAGAGTAATTCTTGGCGAAAAGACTCATTAATTGTATTATAATCAAGGTAATCAATTTTTTCAAAAAATAGACTAGGAGTAATTTTATCTACACTACCGTATAAAACATCATAATCTGTTCCTTCAAAAGGTTGATCTAAATATGGATTTAAAAGTATTGAATTTGAAGGAGAAGTTTGAGAAGCACTTGCTGGATTAATAAATAAAGTACAATTAGAAGCAGTAATTGAAGCTGATTGTAAAAGACTACCTAATAAAACAACATATGCATCTCCAAAATTTGGATTTTGGTCTATTACAGAAAGACTATAATCAACAGTATTACCAATATTGTCAGGAGCTGCCATTGTATTAATACCTAAAAGTTGGGAACCTGGAAATGAATTTAAATTAACATTAGTAAATTTAAAATCATTACCAAAAGCACCACCACCAGCAGATGGTAATTTATATATAGCTACCTGTCCTTGAAAAAGTAGAGGTTGGACTACGGTTGGACTAGCTGTAAATTGTCCACTAGTAGTAATATTTAGAGGGATATTAATATAATCTCTTAAGGAATATAAACTAGCTGTAACATTTGCTGATCCATCACTTCTAAAATAAGATGATGTGTAATATCCTAAAGGATTTAAAGATGCTGAGCCAAATATTATAGGTTTTGAATCTCCTGTGGGGAGTTCAATATTTTGGGCATTTGGTTCAAATGCTGTAATACTACTACTTGTTACTTCTAATCTATAATCTAATATATTATTATCTAAAGAATAATATGAAGTATTATATGTTATAGTTAATATAAAATAATTAGGACCTTCACTTTTTGAATTTACTATATATTCAATATTACTACCATTTGAATATATAACTCTAATAGAGTTTAAATAACGCAAACTAATAGTATTATCTACTCCGTTTAAATCCTTTTTACTTATAAATATATAATTTGAATTAAAATATGCTTCTCCATCAATATTATTTGAAAAATAATCATTTAAACTAAAAATATTAAATGATGGAACATCATAATAAAATTTTAAATTATATGAAAATGCTTCAGGTAAATCATAAAGAAATGGATTACCAGGATTTAAACTTTGAGTAGTTACTGTTAAAGTAGAACCACTAAATACTCCTGTGTAAAATTCTTCTTGGTCAGTATGAGGTATAAAAGATAATCCTTTAGGACCAGAAAATGCTTCATTCCAACTTTGGGTAATATTTACCGCTCCAGGATATTGATATTCACTAGAAGCACTACCATGTAAATCAGGAAATACACCTGCAGGTTGGGATGTAATTTTATATAAAACTGATTCTGAATAATCTAAAGGAAAAGATTTAACTGATCCTGAGTAGTCTTGGAATTCATAATCAACCTGTGCTGGAGAATATCTATTTCTTTCTAATATATGTTGTTTTATAACTATACCTGATGCTAAATCTGTTCTAGCAGGAGTAAAGTCTTTAATTAATTTAAATAAGGAATTATCAAAATATTTAATTAAACGAACATAATCAAGTGTATTATAACTACTAGAATATTTTAAGAAATAATCATCTCTAATTTTATTAAAATCAGGATAAAAAGTTGCATTTGTATTAACTAATTGTCTAGGATCACCTATGTAATCACCAACATTAAAATAACCTAATTGGGAAGTAATATCATCGTTTATTTCATTTTGAGGTGAAAAAGATATTTCAGCATAGTTAGTATCACGAGTATAGCTTTCACTTACTATATAATTTTGTTGTAATGATCTGTTAGAAGATAAAACATTTCCTCCAGGTAAAACAGTATTTTCTATTTTTATTTTATTAGAAACAATATTTTTAATTCCAGCTGGGAATTGATCTAAATATATTACCTCAGTATTAGGTAAAAATGAATAAGAACCACTTAGTGTATAAGTATTAGTTCCTAATGTTGTTACTGGAGTTTGCGGGTGAATTGAGTTTCTAGTTGAACCACTAATATCTAATACACTACCTAATGAAGCTCTAAATATTAATGAATTATAAGATGATTGAGAACCACTTAATTGATTTGATTCAATTGAATAAGGATTCATTACATAATCATCAAATACACTTTGACTTATTTGAGTACTATAAAATCTTAATTCTTGAAATGATCCTGAAAATGGAGTATATATTTTTCCTGCTATAGTTTTATTAGTAGGGTGTGATAAATAAAAATTACTTGTTGAAGTTGAATCAATCCAATATCCACCTCCTAATACACTGCTTGATGCTTGAAAACCTATTTTATTTCCATCATGTCCAGAATATATTTTATTTTTAACAGATAAACTACTAGTATTATTAGTAGTAGTAACTAATACTGACCACCAGTCTTCATTAAATAAAGGTAAATAAACACTAGCTGAAGCATTATTTTGGTCTATTAATTTTAGAGTACCATATTGATTATTCACATCAGGAATAGAACCATTATATGAACCACTAGTATATCCACTTCCACTATATTCTAAAACTACATTAAAAAGTGAACCTGAAAATGAAGCTAAAGACTGACTAAAACCAGAAACTATAGGAATACCAGTTGATTTAAATCTAAATTCAACTGTACTTAATGAAGAACTATTCATACCTGATGGTATGCTTTTTATTAAGTAACCTGAACTGGTTGTGAAAAATTCATAATTAAATTGATCTTGGAATTGATCCCAATCGTTAGCGTTAATTTTATTTTTACCTCCGAATTCACTTATTCTAAGAATAGTATCAGGAATACCATAAGTATTAATTAATAATCTTAAACCTTCTACTGTACCTTTTTTCTTAAATAATAATGGTAGGTTATGGTAAATACGTTTATAAAGTTCTGTATTAGCATCATCTAAAGGAATAATTTCATTAGAAGCGGTAACATAGTTTGTAATTAATTCACTGCCTGTAGTTGGTAATAATCCTAAATTAGAAGTAATACCTAAAAATGAAGAATATAAATCAGTTGTTGAAAAATTATTTTGATAAATTTTAACTCCAAAATCTCTTAAAATATCAGATACTACATCTTTTGATGCTCCATAATTTATTCTATTATCAGAATTATATTTATTAGTTATTTCACCATAATACAAATATAAAGTATCAAAGTTTTGACCTAACATCTCAACAAATAACTCATACGGAGCGTTTGATGGATCTTCTTTTAAATATAAAGGAATACCATTTATTAAAGCATCTTTGTTTTCTGAGTCGTATAATGACGCTGTAACTAACTGACCTGTTAACCATGTTGTACCTTGTGATGAGGTAGAAGCATAATTAGTATACGGTTGTATTGCGTTAGATTTAGGCCAAGAAGTACTACCTGATTCGTAATATAAATGATATTCGTATCCGTCTAATCCTTCTTCTATTTCTTTAATTTTAGCTAAATATATATTTTGGCTTGAAGTTAAATAATAATTAGTTGGGGAAGAAGATGAACTCGCGTATTGCCTATTATATTGTTCAATTAAAGTTAATTTATAATAAAAATTCTCTAATCGAGTTTCTGCAGATGAAAAATGAATGAAATTATTATAATTAGTATAATCAATATTTAATCTAATAGATTTATTTTTTAATATATTATTTAATTGATTAGATAAAGAAGATGAAGCTTGTAATCCTGTATAGTTAATATAATCTGTTGAATTATTAATTTGATTTTTTAAATTAATATTTAGATTAGGTCCCTTAAGATTAATTATATTTTCAGTATTAGTAAAAACAGTAATTAATTCTATAAAGTATGATATAGAATCTGCTAATTTATTAATTACCCATAACTCAGATTTTACATCAAATTGTGGTGGTAAAGCCTCATATAATTTAATTAATATAGTATTATTATCTAATAATATGTTATTAGCTATAACTAAATCATTATCTCCAAAATTTAAATAAAAATCAGGATAATAATTTTGTCCAGCATATTGTGAAATAAAATTATTATACCCATCAATAATAGATTGTGAAGTTAAAGTATTTGAAGATAATCTTAATTCTGTTCTATCTGAACTAATTTCTGATATGAAATATTTGTTATCAGGAGTAGAATTAAGTAAAGGAGTAATAAAATGATATAAAGTATAATATTGACCTTCTGTAAAACCTAGGTTTGATAAATCATTCTCAGGAGTTATAGTTATATCTTCGTCTAATATAGAATAATTTAAAAAATTATAATCGGATATTATTAAATTTTTATTTGAATCTAAAATATGATATTCAATACTATTAGAATTAGAAGTAAAAGAAATATCATTAACTGTAAAACTAGAAATCAATCCGCTGTCTGCGGATTGGTAATTTTGAAATTCTAAAGTATCTGGGTTAACAGATTGTATATTTGTTATGTTATTAGCCATTAGTAAGTGATCCAATTATTTGTTGTTGTAAACTTAAATTTTCTTGTCTTAATGAAGTAATTTCATCTAAAAGCGCTTGAGCACTTTCATCTATAAATTGAAAATTTATATATTCACTACTTTGTTTTATAAGATACTCATGCGAATTAACCTCTCCAGTTTTAGGAATATCAAAAAATAAATTTTGATAATCATTAAAAAAAGTCGCTACTCTATCTTCAGTAGTAATAGAAGAAGTAACAGGAGTAGGAGGAACTAATTGACTAAAATTAGTTTCAATTACATTAGTATATTGTCTTTTTTCATAGACAGTTTTATTTAAAATTAACTTATCCATTTATTACTTTAAAATAATCATCATCATCTATTATTAATGTTTCTCCATTAATAAAAGTTTTAACTAATACTTTGTAATATCTTTCTGGTTCTAGTCCGCTCATGTATATTTTAAAATAATTACCTTCTCCATCAGCACTTATTTTAGTATATGTAGTATCAAAATCAATTACCATTTCATTAGTATCTAAATCTTTTATAGCGTAATAAGAAGCTGTAGGTAAATAATAATTTGAAATATAAAATGAACTTGTTTGAAATATACGAGTTGGATATTCAGGACGCACATTTAACTTAAATTTATGTACGCTACTTTGATTAAAAAATCCTTTATTATTAGGTAATGTAATTACCATTTGTGATGAAGTAATAAATCCTATAGAATTAGAACCAGTATTGAATGAATAATCATTCCATCTAAATTCTAATTGTGGAGGATAAATAGTATGAGTATCTACTGAAAATAAACCCATATTGGGTTCAACTGATCCACTTTGGTTATATTCTAAACTTGAACTCCATTTTAAAATAACTCCATAATTGTTGATACTTGATGAATACCAAGATTTAACTATATCAGTAATATCAGTATTAATATCTTTAATACTTCTAATATCAAAAGATTGAGTTACATTATATTTTAATCCTGTTGTGGAACCAGTATACCAAACTCCTCCTCCGGGATTTGAAGTTTTAAATGAAGCAGTTATATAAGCACCAAATGAAGATGTAGCCCACTTACTTCCACCATTAAATGTAGTCCAAGTCCAACTTGTTCCATTTTCAGTTTCAGGATTATTATCTGATCTTCCTGTTCCGTTTGCCCAATCTTGAGCTAATGGATGAATAAATAAAGTTGAGTTATTGACTATACCTGTAGTATTAGCATTAAATAATCTAAGATTAGATTGCCATTGAGATCCACTTACTAAATTATCTAATACATCTGCTATTTCAACTGAGTCAAAAGCTACTAACGCCCTAGCTATCTCAGCTGTTGATATAAAAATAGGATCTGAGTAGTAAGTTTTATTATAGATTTCAAGTATAGAATCTAATCCTGAGTTTTTGTTAGGATATAGAGAATATAATGTTGTATCTTTGCTTGGAAATATTTTATAAATTGCCATTGTTATTTTTATAATGGTACTACACGTCCGTTAATATCTTGATTTAAATATTTTACTTCAAATATAGAAGGATCTAATGAAGGATATATTACATTATTATATGTAGCTCCTTCAATACCATATCCATATTGAGAATATCCTAAACTTGTTCCAGCTTTATTTATAATATCAACAGATTTTACAGTTTGAACACCCTCTATTTTATCTAATAAAATATAAATATCTTTTAAAATAATAGGTTGATTGATTTGCCATTTGTCTATATTAAAATAATCTTGAAGAGATATGATACAATTATTAATAACATCATTATTATTATAATCAGGTAAAACAATTATATCAAAATTAACTCCAATATTAATAATAAAAGCATCTTTAATTCTAATAGAATCACCTATTACTCTATATTGAGATAAGTAGGTTGATAAATTTTGTTTTAATGTTGTAGAAGCTGTATTTAAATTTTTATTTATATTATAAGTTAAAATATATAAATCTAATATTGATGGAATTTCACCTATATTTAAATTAGATAATTTAGTAGGTTCAATATACGCCTTAGTAATAACTCCAAATTTTGAAGGCATACTTATAGCTCTAACTAAATAATCATCTTGAGTAACAGTTCTTAATTGAGTACTATAATTAGAAATAGTATTTTGTCTAATTTCTTCTAATGTATCTCCATCTGCTCCACCGTCAGCTGCCTCTAAATTATTTACTGATAATGAAGAATATATAGTATTTGCAGTAGTAGAGTTTAAGTTATTTTTTAAAAACTTAATGTCTCCTGATATTTGAGTTAAAGCATTAGAAGGAACATTTGATGATGCTCCACCTCCGGTTAAATATCTTACTGTTAAAGTAGTATTTGAAGGCGCAATACCATAAGTATTTGTAAATATAAAGTTAGTAGGACTATAAGCTGTTGTTAATTTACTTTGTCCAAATGGAAGACCTAATCCTACATTATCAGGATTTGGAATAACATTTTCATCTACATCCTTAGTTGTTCCAGCACCAAACTGTAATTGTAACGAACCTGAATCTATAAATCTAGTTGCAAATCTTCTTTGTACTTTTTTTAATTTTAATAAGTACGGAGCATCACCAACATTTTGATAGTTATTAGGATCGTTTGGGTTTGTATTTTTTAAAGAATCATAAACAACATCTTGTGCTAAATGATCTACTTGATACCACTCATTACCCTCACTATCTACTATATCTAATACATCTATAATTCTTGAATCATTAATATTAACTGTAGGGAATTTTATCGGACTACCAAATGAAAATGTAGTAGTATTAATAGTAGCAGATATTGTTTTAACTTCTTTTTTTAGTAAATAAAATGTTGGGTTACCTGCTGATATTTGATATACAGTTATTTCTGTTGGATCTGTAGAACTAGAAATTGTAAAATCTACATCATCTTCAGTTATAAAAGGTGAAGAATTTACTAATGTTGATGTTACAGATGCATTTCTATTTATTTTTAAAGCATAATCAAAATCAGGTAAATATGTACTTCCACTTAATTTAGAAGGTACTAATTGATAAACTGATAAAGATGTTGATGCAGCCCCTGTTACTTTAGGAATATAATTAAACATATATGCCAATTCAAATATATTATTTGATTGTCTAGCATATTGTAAATAGGTTTCTTGTACTTGATTATCTAAATAAAATGATAAAACATCACCCACATAGGCAGACATTTCCATAACCATCATACCTGGTGAGGCAGGGCTAAAGTCATTATAAGTAGTAGGAAAATAGGTTTTAGTATAATCAATTAGACTTGCTCTAAATGAATTAAAATCTCTATTTAAATATTTTATATCTTTTTTATCGGCCATTAAAATGTAATTTCTAGTTTATCAGATATATTAGTATTAGGAATATTATATATTAAAATTATACCAATAGAATTAGTATCTGGATATTGATTAATTGTTAAGTCTACTAAATTTATATTAGAAAAATATTGATTAATTTTGGCTTGTATATCTTGTTTTAAAAATGATACATTATCATTATTTATTTGTTCAAATATAAATGCTTTTAAATTAGCACCAAATCCATTATTTAAATATCTTTCGTTTTGATTAGTTAAAAAATAATTAATTAAATTTGCTTTTATGGCGTCTTTAGTTAAATATGTAGAATTAAATACCGCATTACCATTAAATGGAACATCAATACCTACAGCCGTACTTGGCTTAGTATCAATTGGATATATTTTTCTAGCGTTAAATGCCATTATTTTAATAAGCCCATTATTTGGTCTAATCCTAATTGTCCTTCAGGTAAAGCACCATTAACTGGATCTATAGGTCCTGCTACTTTAAAATCTCCATCAAATCCTGATTTAGGACCTTGTGCCATTTCACCTAGTATATCCATATATGCTTTTTTAGTATCCATATTAGGTTTAGTAGGTTGTTGATGAGGAATCATATTAGTATTAAAACTTAATGTTCTATTAGTAGATTCAGTAATAGGTTGTTTATTTCCACGAACTGCCTCTAATAAAACTTCCTTCAATTCTTCTTGAATTGCTTCTTTTACGGCATCTTTAATTAATTTTTTAAGGATATCTGTTTTCATCTGTTATAAATATTATATAGTTAAATTATCTCGGTCAATTATAAATTTAATTTCATTTAAAAGCACATCTACTGATGAAGCAAATGACGATTCTCCACGTAATACTACTATACCATTTGGTGTTTTAGCTACAGCATATCGTTTAGGAAAACGAGCATTATTTTTATCATCAAGTACTATTTCTAGTTTAAAACCTTTATATGTATTTGTATCATTTGATGATGGGGATTGCAATTGATTAATTAGTCCACTATCTTCTATATTTAGTAAATTATTTAATAATAGATTATTAGTACCTGTACCGCCAACATTTCCATCATTTACTCCAGTATTACCTCCAATACCTGTCCCCGTTCCAATTCCGGTTCCTATTCCGGTTCCGGTTCCTGTTCCTGTTCCTATTCCAGCTCCTGTTCCTAAAGAAGAAGCAAGTACTTCATCTTTAGATATCTTTTCGGCACATAGTTCTATAAGAATATCTAGAATTTTTAAAGCTCCTAGTATTTGATCTATTGTATTATTTATATAATCTTTTATAGTATTAAGAGCATTAACATTTAGTTTAGTAGTACTTATTACAGTTTTAGTAGTAGATAGTATATCTCCAGCTGTTGTTATTATCCCAACAGGAATACCTACTCCACCCACTGCAGACGGAATAGGAGCTGACTTTAGTAAAGTAACGGCGGTCTCTAATGCATTTAAAATTGGTTCTAGTGGTTGAGTAGTATTATTTAATAATGTAACTTGTCTTTTAACTTGAGTTAATGTTTTAATTAATTCATTTCTAAGATTTATAATTTTTATAAGTTCAGATTTAGTAGGACAAAATGATTTAGGATTAATTTGACCTGCTTGTTTTAAAATTTCACTTTCAGCGTATGATCTAACTTGATTAGATAATTCATTTATAACTGATGCTTCTATATTTCCGTTACTTATTGTTGAGGATACTTTATTTCCAATTTCTTTACTAATATTAAATTTAGTTAATACAAGTTCAATAATTTTATTTAATATTTTATATTTATTATTTACTACTAGTTTTATAATAGCTTGTCCTAATCCTGCTAAACTCATATTAAGAAATTAGTTTTAGATTTTAAATTACCTGGGACGCCCAATTGTCCTTTTAAAGTAGTTAAAACTGATATTGCTTCTGTAGCGGCTATATTAACTGCTACTTGGGGAACAGGAGGAAGTATTTCTACTAATGCTGCTAAAGCAGTAGATATTTTTATTAATTGATCACATACTGTATTTAAAGCAGCTACTGTTTCTTCTCCTCTTAACATTGGATTAGTAGTATCTTTATCACCCAATTTAATTACAGGAGCAGCTACTACAAAATTAGTAGGAGTATCAAAATTAAATCCTTTAGCTGAGTTAAACCCTATTGTTAAAGAAGAATTTAATAATATGTGATCTTTATTTGAATTAATTAATATACGATTAGCATTTAATATTGCTTGACTCCCAACATATTGATTTAATTTATCAGGAACATATGTTGTATAACTTTTAGTTAAAAACTGAGTAGGATTAATTGGGATTTTTTGATTACTTGTAAGATAAATAGAAGATAAATCTTTATTTATATCTTCGGTTATGGGTTCAGATCCATCACTAGATGAATCAGATGGTTGTCCATTACTAATAACAGTAATAGGATTACCATTTTCACCATATTCTGACCATTGGTTTGATGTTCTTAAAGTAGATGATTTATATGTACTACCTAAACGAATGGAATTACTCCATCTTCCTTCTAATATATAATCTCCTAAATAAGGTATCAAAGGATGAATATTAGAACGTTCTATAAATCCTGGTCCTAAATCAATATTGTTTGGAGTATTTTTACTTTTATTTGTACTTCCTAAAGAAGCAACATTATAACTTTTATTATCATTATTATTAAATGCTAATGGAGGTAAAGCATTGTTATGAGGACTATTCCATATATTAATAGCACATAAATAATATGAAATATAACCGTTTCCTTTATTTTCAGACGTTTGAGATGGAGCACTTATTATTGTAATAATTTCGTGTCTTAAAGGATAATATTTACTATTAATAAATAATGGTTTAGCATATAAACCACTAGAACCAGGATCAGAAGTAGTTGATCTATTAGTTGCTATATTTTTGTATTCAACTGTACCTATAGAAGACCAACCTCCTAAATCTTTAAATTTAGGATGTGTTTCATCTAATATTATATCAATAACTTCTCCAAGAATTATAACATTAGAAACATCATCTTTAATTTGCCCTATCTTAGTTGATAGATTACTAGAGTTGTTACTAAAATTATTATTTAATTTTTCTGACCCAAATTTAGTCATTTTTCTTTAATTTATCTATACTAGATAGTAATTGATTTTTTTCGGCATCAGAAATAGCAAATGGATTATCCCCACTGTTTGCTGAGGAGTTTTGCATTCTTTGGATTATGGTTGCCAATTTAACTAATTGTTCATCGTTTTTAACTCCAATTTCAAGATATTCTTTAATTAGAGGAACAATTAATGTAGCATCACCTATATCACCTATCATAGGTTTTAACTCATTAATTAAAGCTGATATTTGTGTTTCTTTTTTCTTTTGGTTATCATAAATTTCTCCTAATAAATCAGAGAATTTCTTTTTACCAAATATTATTTTATCTAAATCACTCATATAATAATAAATATGTATGTGTTAGAATTTTACATATCCATATTCTAGATAGAAAATGTAATTAGTTTTAAATATATTATTTAATTTAATAGATATTTTAGTTATGCGAGGTGTTTTAACATCTATTATTTCTCGTATATAGATATATAATGCTTTTTTATTAAATATAATTAAATGATCTCGTTTCCTGAATAACTCAAGTATAGCATCTGCTATTTTAGCTTCTTCTTCTTTAGGAAATAAAGTAAATATATTAGCCGTACAGTATTCAACATATAAATCCATAAATAATGATAATTTATCATTATAAGATAATTTATCACTAGGTGAATTATTTTCCTCTATAGTATAAGATTCAGTAATATCATCGTTTAAAATTGTAATAGGGACAGATGCTACTTTCTTTTTATAATTTTTTTCATTATATAAAATTAACCAACGTTTAACTATAGTTCCAAAATATGAAAACGCTTTAGCTCCTCGAGTTGGATCAAATAAATGAATTTTACTTAATAAGAAAGTTATAATTTCATGTTGTAAATCCTCTATATTTTCTACTTCAGTATGGTAAAATTTAAAGGTATGAATTATGTTTTGGGTTAATTTAAAAAAAGCATAATGAATTTCCTCACCATATATTTTATTTTTTAAAGCAAAATCATTTGTACTGTTGTATCTTACAATAGCATCTTCAGTTGCTTGGGTAAAATAATTTTTATTAGGAGGAGCCATTATTTCTTTAATTTAAAATCGTTTAATTGATTTTGTAAATATTTTACTTGGTCAAAGAAAAATCCTATTTCATCATCACTTTTAAATGTTTCTTTAGCATCTATTTCTTTTAATTTTTTATCTGAAAAATCAATTACGTTAGATATATTTTCCATATAGTTTTTATAAAACTCAATTATATCTTCTTGACTTTCCGTTTTTTTAAGTAGATTATAAGTTGTATAACTTAATATTACTACTAGTATTGACATTATAATAGTTATTATCATATTCTAAATAAAAAAAGGTTGTGGCTTTATTAACCACAACCCTTATTAGTTTTTAATTAATTATTTAAAAAATCCATCCATTACATTTTTTAATCCTTCACTTTTAACACTAGCTAAAGCTTTTGTTTTAATTGGAGTTTTTTTAACAGATTGCTTTTCACTTAATATAAAATTTTTATCTTGGGGAGGCAAGTTACCTTTAAATTTAGGTAAATATTCTCGTTCCCATTCAATTCTGGCTGCCATTAAATCAGCTTGATGAACAATAAATATTAATGAAGTACGTGGTTTAGTTTCTGGTGACCAAGATAATAAATATGGCTTGTTAGCATCATCATATAAACCATCATGTAATTTAATAGTTAAAAACTCATTTTTAGTATAACTAACACCATGCTGATTTAATAAATAAAGACCACGATCCGGAACTGACATATATTCTAATTTATTATTGAATGCGTAATCTTCACCTAATTTATCTTTACGCCATTGATCTGTTTGTGGAATATATGATTCATTTTCCACATCACCCATTTTACCTAAATCATGATTCATAGCTGAAAATACTAATTCTTCAATAGTATAGGTTTCACCCACTCCAAATTTAGACCATACTGAATTAATCTCTAAAGCAGCAGCAATAACTCGATTAACATGTTCAACATATCCGCCTGGAAATGCATTATGGTATTCTTTTTTATGTGAGGCAGGCATAAACATAATACGCTCAGCGTATTTATCGTAAAACTCTTTTAGTTTTGATGCTCTAGGTTCTGAGATATAAGTATCAATATAATTGATAAATGTTGCCCAGTTTTCTTGAATTTGCTCTGCTGTTAATTTCATAACTTTTATTTTTGAATATTAAATTGAATTCATTTCATTACCCATAATAGGTTCGTTTTCAATATATCCTTTAATTTGATCTACTTGTTCCCGAATAGCATCCATTAATTCAAATGCTCCATCTCTATTTCCCTGATTTAAAGTAAAATTTAATTTGTTTAAATTAGATTCAATACTGTCTAATTTTCTAAGAACTGGTTCTCTGTGTTTCATATGTTTATTTTATTTATTTCTTTACCCCGTTATATTCCCCGGTTCCTTTCCTCCACTTTATTCTATTCTCTCATTTCTTCAAAACCCGTATTCCATGCGTACAATAAAAAGAATACCAAGCCAAGTTTAAATTAAAATTTAATAAAAGAAATATTAAGATATAAATTCTTTCACTTTATCTTGAATACCTTTTAACAAAATACATTTTTCGTATTCTTCTAACTGTTCAAAAAAATGAAT